AGAATTACCAGCAGCAGCAACAGTAGGGATGACATAATCAGTGGTGTCACCAGGATCTTCCTGTTCAAAACAGAAATTCTGCCAGTGTTCCCAAACGAGACGGTTCGGCACAAAAAAGAAAAACCAGTCCAGATAAATATTATCCATGATAGGCTTAATAGGAGTAGCCAAACGAGCGAAGTAATTAACAGACATACGTGTAGTATCGCCAGGCAAAACCTCATCAACGAATACAGGTATAAGCTTACCTGAATCAAAAGTTGTCTTATAAACATGGGAACGGTCGAACTTAGTTCTTTTCATGTACATTGCAGGAGCATCGCTGAAGCGATGTCCTCGAACTCTAATTTTTCGAGCCAAAATTTCACCTTCTTCGAAGTGTAAACCCAATAATTAACCTAAAGCAAATTATTATTAGGTTTTAGATTATTTTTGCGTCACCTACGCCAGTTACATCAAGTAAGTAACTGGCTTCGGTGACGCCTATTTTTGTGTTTTCTCATTATTTTGTTCTAAAGTGTTATTTTTTTCTTGTGTTTGTTCACTACTTACAGACTGTTGTGGTTCATCAAAGGTATATTCGCTACCATACAGACCTTGCTGCTGGAGATATTCGAGCGTTGCAGGATCATTCAATTGACTGATAAAATTCATAGGATCGTGACCGAATTTAGCTCGAACGTAAGCGGGCAAAGTGTAGAATTCTTCACGAACTCCGGACACAAGCTCAAGAGCTGTGCTGTAGTCGCCAGGGAGCGTTGCATCTCCGAACTGCAGGTAAGCGTACTGCGAACTATTGCCGAGATCAAGAGTCATAACACCTTTCTGGCCGTCTGCATACTTATTTACGATGTAGTTGATATCAGTTTCATCTTTCTCATCCTGAACCGCAAGAGAAGGCATGGTAAACTCAATACCGCAATGATCATGTTCTTCTACGGGATCATAAGCTGTCTTAAATTTCATAGTTTCACCTCCTTTCGCAGGCGCCTAGACGCGGCGGCGTGGCGTACAAAAAAAGGGCGATCTCTGCGAGACCGTCCTTTTTCTGATACGCTCTTTATTAGATTATCATCTGGTAGAATCACTGTCAACAGGCTGCACATATTCTACGGCGCGACCAACCATGACAGGAATACGGGACTCATCACAATTCTCAATGTAATAGCGACCGTCGCTGTCACCGAGATTGCCAACATAATACAAAGTAAAATCTTCAGGATACTTTTTAATAAGCATTTTATCATCGTTGACTATACCCTCAAAAGCTCGCAGAGCAAGCATATCATTGTGGTAAACCTGCGGAGGACTGAACTGTTCAGCCTTGGAATCATAAATGGAATAAAGTCTCAGCGGAACCATCTCCTTTTCTAAGTGCGACTAAATACCTGCGAATCATAAGATATAACGTAGCTGATATAACATAATAGTCATTATCAAGGCGAATAACTTTAGAATCATCAGGTTTAAGACGGTAAGCGCCATATTTACTTCCACGAAAAGAATAATAAAAAGGAATATTACGCTTACAACAGAAATTACTAACAGCTCTAAATTCACTAATAAGCATCACCTCATTTCCGATTTAATCATAACACAGTCATAATACCTTGTCAAGTTTTCTGCCAAGAAAATGCTTGTACTTACCTTCCTGAACACGGCAACGATCAATCAACCGCTCGAAAGTATTGTTCTCCAAGTTATGCAGCATCTTCTCAATACGGTTGCTGCGAATAAACTCCATCCAGTGAGGATGCGTTTCATCGAATTTCTTATCGTAATAACGAGGAGGACGCATCTTTCTGCCATTGATAACAACATAATCGTTAGCATAACACTCTTCACCATGCTCTTCAAGCCATTTTCCGCCTATACCGGGACGATTGGATGCAAGCATAAATTCAGGGATACGGCCTTTATAATGAGATGCAGCACTTTTACCAGTCTGCTTTTTAACTATGTAACGGGCAACGTAGGCAGCAGCGTCAAAACTAAACTCACCAATAAGATGCATACCGTATTTCCAGACCTTCGCAAAACGAGAAGAAGTATAAGTACTATAACCGTCTGTACGGAACCGAAAAATTTTGTCATCAAAATCAATATTAAACAAAATGTAATGATAATGAGGGCGACCATGAAGTTCACCATATTCACCGCAGCCAAGAAAGCGAATACCGCTGCCATACTCACGACGAAGATTTTTCATGAAAGTCTGATGAAATTTCTTGCTTAAGCTTTTATCACGTGGCAAATGATAATCATCAAAAGTGCAAGTAACGAAATAAGCAGAAGACGAAGAACGGGCTTCGTGAACAGCACGGACAGCCCATTGTCTACTATTTTCGAGACGACAACCGATGCATTGTTTACAAGAACAACGAATGAAACGGCTGTCGCCAGCAAGCTCAGGGTGAGAGGCAAGGCTACCGTAAAAACTATAATGCTGCTTTCCATTTTTCGTAACCGCTCCTTCAACTGGATACATAAGAATAGGATTATAACAAACCATATTAATCACCTGTACCGATTGTATCAGGACTAAGTCAGAATGTCAAATCCTAAATCCACCTCGTCCTACTCTTTTAAAATTTCTACGACGAGATCTGGAGGTACGCCGAAAAAGACGGCGAGAACCTCGTTTAGACAAGCGACGCCGCTTCATTTAGCATCCCTCCAAGAACCGAAAAAACGGCTAGTTTTTTTAGAATCATTCTTATTAACAACCGGCTCAACAAGCTGCGCAACATCGGCCTGAAAGTCCGAGGCAACCTTTTTAGCAGTAACAGTATTCGAAGAAGCTTTACCTTTAAGAGCTTCAATTAGATCCACAACTTCCTGAATAAAGGGAACAACAACAGAAACAATAAAAGTCAGAATCATAGTAGTTTTATTAGACATAAAATCTATCTCCTTCCAAAATAGCGGCCTCCGAGGAAGCCTACAACATTTTTGACGGCAGAACCAACACCGCCAGCGACAGACCTAGGAGCACCTGTAAGACTTTCAATATTTTTATAGAAATCACGTTCCATGCCTGCCATTTCAGTTTGAATATTATCAAAAGCAGCAGCAGAATTAGCACGATTAGCAGAAGCAATATTATTTAAAGCACTGGTAGTAAGATAAGAACCCTGAAGACGAAGATTTTCAAGTTCCAGATTCATCTTCTCAAGCTCATAACCAAGACGTTTTTCATAAGTCTGCTCACGAAGATTCAAGTCATTTGCAAGAATACCGTTCTGAAGAACTGTACCATGGGTGCTCTGACGCACAGAATCGGCTTCTGCGACGTTTTTATTAATTTGAGATACTGCAAGATGCTCGGCATTCTTAGCCTGCCTTTCAGCGGCACTAGCGGCTTTAGCAGAGTTCATGGTGGAACCAATATCACTCATACCTACAGAAGCAGCTGAAGCTCCAGATATAGAACCGCCTACACCATTAGTCGCGGCAAGAACAGGATTAAGACCAGCAGCGCGCATATCTTCAGTAGCCCATTGATAGCGGTGTTTATAATTTTCGACATTCCGATCATTCTGCTGATCGGCGCTGGCGGAATTATAGTGATTTTGTGCAGCAGAACCAAACAAGGAACCAACAACACTACCTAAAGTATTAGAAAGCCATGACATAAAATCAGCTCCTTAAAAATGGTCAACAAGACCAGGGGTACCGAACATGGGCATAGGGCGAACTGTTGTATAACGGAATCCTATATCAAGCAGGAATTCAGGTTCATCAGCAACGGCGATAACGCGCTCAATAGGCGGATTTTCAATAATAAACTCTTCACTGAGAGTCGGGGCATTTTTAAAGAACTGGGACAAATGCCACATATCCAAAGAACCATTAGCTACAGAGCTGCGGAACTTGCCTGTAATCTGCGAAGGCTTATAGCGATATTCGGCATAGCGTTCCTGATAGCCAAAAACAGTAGTATCAGCTTCAGAACCCTGAGCATAGATCTCACGAAGTTCAATGGCCTGCTCGCCGAGATGCGCAAATGTAGGCCAATAAAAATCATAAACCGTAGAGCGAAGCCACATCTTGTTAATACCCTGCTGATAAGTAAGATCGGCGCGAGCGCATACAAAGCCGAAAACATAACCATGTTCGACAAAAGACTTAGTAAAACCATGGAATTTGGCAGCAGTAACACCATAAGCAGAGAGATTGCCTTGAGGAGAGGTGGTGTCGGTCGCAGAAGTCTGAGCTATTGGATTGACGTTAACCATTTTAGTGAAAGAGCCGAGGAACTCAGGGCGCTGAAGACGAGCGTCCGGAGAAACTACGCCAAAGAAAGAGCGGAGCACTTCTGTATACCGGCTGCCACCACGAGCAAGGCGTTCGTAGAATTTCTGCATCTGAAAAGCAGTACGAAGAGAATTGATGGATATAGCGGAAAGTTCGCTTAAATCAGCATAAGCGCCAGTATCACCACTTTTAGCCAAACCAACAACCTGGGCATTAATAGGTATATTAGAAGAAGGTACCGGAGAACCGACAGAAGAACCTACAGCCCTAGCATTGATCTTAAGAGGAGCATTGCCACCAGAAGTAGTGTCGCAAATAAGGCCAGCTCTACCGTCTGAATAGTCAAACACCAGGGAACTGCCAGTACCAAATACAGGAGCATTGCCAGATAAAGATATCTCTACACCGGGACCTTTCTGGGTCCAAGGAAGGGCAGAAGTAAAGTAATCATGACGCTTGCCACGAGGCGGACAGGCGAGGCCGGGAACAATATTGGTACCTGACGAAAAAACCCAAGAAGGCTGTTCAGCAGCTCGGGCAGAGTTCAAAACTTCATTGGTATCGCCTTTCTGAATCTTGACGGATTTCTGGAGGTTTTCGTCTCTAAACCATTCATTCCAAATAAGGTAAACACCACGAAACGGAAGAGCGCTAATGCCGGATAAATTACCAGCCGTATTCACGGGCAAGCCGAAATAGTCCCAAAGAGAGCCTACATAAGCATTATCAGAATTACCAGCAGCAGCAACAGTAGGGATGACATAATCAGTGGTGTCACCAGGATCTTCCTGTTCAAAACAGAAATTCTGCCAGTGTTCCCAAACGAGACGGTTCGGCACAAAAAAGA